AGCGGCACGTATGCTGCGTCGTCTGCTGCCAAAAGGAAAGCTACGAAGGCGGGCAAGCAGTTCTCAAAACAACCCGCCCGCGCCGCCTCAATAGCCAAGAAGTTCCGCTAGAACGGATACTCCTCTAGCGGGGTGTAGTTGTTGACAGTCGTGTCCCAGATGGCACCACCCGCGCCTTCGCCGTGGAACTTGACGGTGATGCGATTGTCGACCAGCCACTTGTTCCACTGACCCAAGTCCTGCATCGCAGCAATCAGTTCGCCCGTCGTCAAGAATTGCTTGTCGGCTCCCAGCGTGATCTTCATCAGCGATTGCTTGATGTCTTCTTGCTTCACGTCTTCTGGGTAGAAGAAGTCATAGCCGTAGAACTCGAAACGGCGGAAGCCCATCACAAACGCCAACATTGGAATGCGGGTCGCCGAGCAGGTACCACCCATCACGACCATGCCCCTGTCGAAGGACGCGGGCTTGGCTGCCAGAGTAGCTTGCGTATGTGCGTGCCACCCAAACAGTTGAGCGCCCTTGCTTTCGAGGTGCTTGCGTACTGACGGGTGCGTCATGGTCGCAAACAGGACTTTGTCTTCGGGTCCCGCATCCGCGAACAGATCAGTTCTGATGATGCCGTGCGTGGACTTGCCGTCAACCGGGCGTGGGTCCAAGATGACAGTCCAATCAGGCGTGATGCCCGCGCGCTTCAGGGTGGGGAAGGCGTGCTTGACTGTAAACACCACCGCGCCCTTGGCTTGCCGCTCCTTGATTTCGTCTAGATACTTTTCGAGGGTCGGACCCGCGCTTACAAACAAAGCTACCTGTTCGTGCGCCTGATAGGAGCCGATCCAAGTTTTGAGGTTGGCAGCGTTATCAGCAATATGCTGCAATTGCTCGCCCTTGTCAACCGAATCTACAGGCTTTACTTGAATGCGCGTGCGAAGTTCTGGCATCTGATAGCCTTCGCGCACCACCAGCCCCAACGAGATGGTTTGCTTCAGACCCGCATAGCCGTCGCCGCTAGTGATCATGCGCTTCTGGCCAGCGACTTCCCCGAACACACGGCGCGGACCCTCGGGCGCACCCTCTTCCTCCTTGGCAATCACGTCATCGAATACCACGAAGGGCACGTGTGCTAGGTTGTCGTAGTCGGAGCGGGTCGTCTCATAGGAGTGACCGCCGTCGACGTAGGCGAAGGTGGCAGTCTTGACTACTTCCTTGGCGTTCGGTAACGTGACGAGGGTGTTGCCTTTCAGCAGGGTGTAGTCGAAGGTCAGGCCCTTGCGCGACATCATGCGGCTGTAGTTGTTGAGGCGGTTGCCTACAATCCAACTGCTGGCATGCGGCTTGGTGTGGCCTTCATGGGTGCGGTCGTTGCCGTCCTCGAAAGTGTCGAAGCCCACGTAGCTGACTTGCTTGAGGCCCGCAGCAAAAGCGCACTCGGCCATCTGGATCGCGCGGCTCCCATTCCACGTACCCACTTCCACGATGTTCGCTTTGCCCGTCGCCTTGATGGACGCAGTCAGCAACTCACATAGCGTTTCGTATCGGGCGGGCGCCCCAAGCGCGGGGTTGGCGATGGTCTGCTTGTCGGGGCCTTTGTAATGGATCATATAGGCGCCCAAGAGCGATTGATGGAACGCATCCAGCCCAAGCGCACCCTCCGCTAAGTTCTTGACGAGCAGGCCGTGCGCCCGATGCAATATGACCAGCCTGTCGAGGACCGCGTTGTCGTGCGCCTTCTTGTAGTGGAACGCCTCGAAGCTATCGTACAGGCCCCAGTAATCGGCCAGCAGCGAAGCACCCTTGGGCGTAGCCAAGTTGAAGGCAAACCACGAACCCTCGCTTTCGGCGATGCCTTTCCTGTACAAGTACGTCAGGTGGGCGTTGTCGTCGAACAGCGACGAAAGTAGATTGTCGTCGACTGTACGCATGGTTTCGGTGTCGGCGTCAATGAAGCCAATCCAATCTAGCTGGGGCGTCACGCTAGATGCTAGGGCTACAGCCTTGAAGCAGTATTCGAGGGCCGGGCCATTCTTGGCATCAGCGCCCAAGCGCGCCTTCAGCTTCTGGAAGGACTTGGTTTCGTCCAGCGAGCGGAAGGTGACGCCTTCCAGGGAGGGCACATTGCCTTCGAGATCGTGGTGCCAAATTTCTAGCGAGATGTTGGAGGGCCAGAACTTCAGGAAGGATTCAGCGAAGCGGCGACCATAGGTTTCCCAGCCGCCCGGCCCAATGGTGGTTACGATCTTAGCGTGCATTGTGGTAGGCATCCGTTAGTTCGTTCGTCCAAAAGTTGTCAAAGGGTGTAGGCTCGCGGTCGACCATGCCCGGCGCCGGAGGCCCGAACGTGAAGTGGACTGCATTTACGGGGACGTTTTTGTTTTGGGCTTCCCGATCTAGGGCCGCGTCAGTGGTCGGGCTGTAGTTGGGAATCCAATGCCACGACTCTGAGAGGTAGCCGATGTCCGAGTCGCGCAACCAGCCGAACGTGTGGAGGTGATTGCCGCTGGCTTCGTTGACCATCTCAACGGTGGGCAGCTTGTTGGACTTGAGATTCCACAACATGAGCGCCGACCACATCTTGCGCTTATAGCGGGACTGCACTTGACCATCCATCTTGACGGTCTTGTCAGGCTCGAAGTTGTGTGGTACCACCATGACCGTCTTGCTGGAGTCAGCTTCTTGGAGCAGCTTATGAATGTCGTCGAGCCACAGCCAATCGCAATCGGTGAAGAGCGCCCAATCTGTGACGCCGTCCAGCTTAGCGACGATGGGAGTGAGGAAGCGCGTGTGCGAGAACTGTACACTGAATGGCTTGCCGTCACGCTCGTCGGTGTAGGTGCCATCCTCATTGACTCGCCATGGACGGTCGAACAATTGGCGGCGGCGCAGGTCGATGTGTTCTAGGCGCTTGACTTCAACGGGCTTGCTGGCATAGGCACGGACAGACGCCTCGGTAACTCGCAGTGCGTCCGGCTCTCTGTGATCTACGCCAATGTAGTAGGCAAAATTTGGCATGACGACAGGATAATATTCTTGCCGTCATTTGTCAACAAATTACTCAGGTTTATTGCGCCACAGTAGGGCCTGCGTTTGGCGTTCGATTTCAGGGCGCATAGCCACTGGAGCGCGACGCTGCATTATGGCTTGGCTTGGCATGCCCAGGAAGTCGTTCACTGCGCGCGTTTCGATGGCTGTCGTGTTCAGATTGATGCGACGATCCAGCGGCTTGCCATCTTGTTCTCGGACAATCTCAGCGACACGGGTGCGGAACTTTTCGAGTTCACGGGCAGCCCTAGTCATATCGCCATCGCGCCGTGCGTCAAGGCTGTTGGTCAAATACTTGGCCAGTTCCTTGTTGGCTTTCTCGGTGGGTTCGCGCATCTGTCGGCTGATTTCCTCGGACAGCGTAGCCGCTTCCCGCAAGTTGACAAGTTCAGGAGCCGGGAAGCCGACGGCCTGACGTAGCGCAGCAGGGAAGTTGGTGGTTTCGTTGTAGCTACGAAGGATGTCAGGCGTAAGCATGCGGTTGCCTTGCAGCGTGCGCTGCTCCTCGTTTACGTAAAGGTTGGCACCACGAATGACGTTGCCCACGGCGCGCGGCATGACGACGGCGGCAGCATTCCAGTAGTCACCGTTCGCAATGTACTCGGGCATGCGGCTCAGGTAGGCTTCGGCAAGCCCGCCGACAGGACCCATCATCCCGAAAATCGAAAGCGGGGATATTTCTTGGAATGGTACGGGGTCAATTTTCATGCGGTTGGCAAGAGAGGCGCCGCCGTAAGCATGGGGCACACCGCGAAGCACGGCTTCAGCAAAGCGCCCGCCGCCGAGCCAGATGCGTGCGTCAGCATCAAAGTTCTGCGCGCCCTTGAACAGTTTGGCTGCCAGCTTCTCAAGCAGTTCCTTGGTGAAGTCAGCGCCCGGCAGGCCCCATACACCCGCCAGCAGAACAAGCGGGCCGACCATGCCCATCATGCCGACAAAGCCAGCACGCGCCATGAACGGGTCCACTTTGTAGATACCTTCCAAAAGCATGGCGCCGTGACGCACATACTGTTCGATCATCTTGAGCGGGAACGACATAAACTGCGTAGCCACTTCAGCGCCCGGCGAGAAGCGTTGAATGTAAGCGCGGTCTTCCTTCGAAGTCAGGAACTGCGTATCAAAGACCTTGCCCATTGCGTAGCTGTAGGGGTCTGTGTAGCCTGTATTGTCAGCACGATTACCACGTTCGATTACTTTTGGGTCGGACTTAGCGAGGCGGTAGGCGGCAAGGAAGGTGGTCAACCTGTTGACTTCCTCGATGGCTTGCATAGGCTTGCCAAGGAAATTGGTCAGCTTGTTGAGAGTCCGGGCAGTGCCAGGAGCATTCTTTACGCCAGCCTTACGTAGCCCTTCAGCAGTGAATTGCCCGCGACTTTCATTTGTGTAAACCGGGCTGAACACACCTTCGCGGGCGGCGCGTGTAACAGCGTCAGCTTCGTCACCCTTCAAAACTTTGCTGACGGTAGCCTTAGTAAACTGTGTTTCGCCACTCAACAGCTTGCCCAAGTCTTTGTTGAGAAGGACAGTGTTGTAGGCAGATGCCAGGAACTTGGAGGCACCCAGACCACCGTCACGGATCAGCATTGGAAGCGTTGTCTGGAAAGGCTGAGTCGCGTTTACGAGGGCAGTGTCAACGGCGGCTCCCAGATACATGAAGAATGCTGCACCGCGCGCGGCACCGAATGCTTCAGTTGGAGTTGTAGCATAGTCGCGCAGATCGTTCAAGAAGTTCTTATCGTTGAACGACAGATTTTCCAGGGACTTGTTCCACTCATCTTGGGTGTAGCGACGAGCTTGTATTTTGGCAACAGACATTGCGTACTGGGGCAGCACGTCCAGCACGTAGCTGGTTTCGTTATCGGGCGTAACCGCGCGCAGGATGTCTTGGTTGGGGCGGAACAGACGGTCAAGGCTGGCCTTGTCGATTTCCTTCTGCATCTTAGCAATCACTTGCTGGCCGTTTTTGCCCACCACCCCAATCAGTTGCTGCAAATACTCAGCAATGAAGTCACCCTGCTCGCGAAGCTTCTGGGCCTTCTGGTCGTTGGTGAATTGCTGGCCGCGCTCCATAATGGTATGGGTGGCGGCGCTAGGGAATTCCTTGCGGAGTTCCGCGATGGCTGCCTTTTCGGGATCAGCAAAACCGCGCAGCTTTTGCGCCATGTTCAGGGGCGTGTAGGGAATCAGACGCACGATGTCCTTGGCGCCACCGGCTCCCTTCTTGTAGGCAGCGACGAAGTGCGTGCCGCGTGCGATTTGCGGGAAGTAGTATGGGTTGCGAAGACGGTCGATCTCCTGCATTTTGCGGAAACCTTCGGGCGACGCGGCTGCCAGTTCCTTTGAGGGGATTTCCCACAGGTGTACACGGCCATGCTTGTCCCAGAAATTTTCGAGGCGGGCACGTTCGGCAGGCGCTTTACCTTCGTCGGGTAGGAAATATTTCATAACAAAGGCTTCTTGCAAATAGTCAAATGCACGCTGGCCCATGTCGAACATGCCTTGCAGAGCGGTCTTCTCTTCTGCTGTCAGGTTCTTGGTGTCAGGCTGTTTGCGTGTGCGGGAAGCAACTTCAGCAACGCGCGTAATCTTGGCGCGGGACTCAGGCGATAGACGCGCGGCGGGGGCCAGCATCTCAACTAGCTCGTCCGAAGCTTCTTGGGTGCGGGTGTACATGTTCCGCATGGCTTCTGAAGCGGCACGCAAGGCGGGCTTGACTTTGCCCATAGTCATGATACCAGAAGAGAACCACTTGAATACGCCCGTGATCTGATCGTCCATTGCTTGCTTGACAATCTTGTGGGCTTTGTTGGTATCGGTAGGAAGATGTGGCGAAGCCAGCGACTGCTGCACTGTTTGGGCATCAATGGTTGGATCGGCATCAGATGCTGAAGCGAGGCCAGACTGCTTGAGGATTTTGCCGTCACGATAGCCCTTGATGAAATCCTCGACAGCGCGGTCAGGCAGGGCTTGGCTACCGAAAGACGCAACAATCTTGCGATAGCCGTCGGCAATCTTCTTGAAAAACTTTTCTACTAAGCCGCGCGGAACCTCGTTGGTAACGGCCCACTTAGCTACGTTGTCAGCAAACCATTCTTGGAAGCTACGCAAATAACTATTGTCGATGTCTTTGAAGGGGGTATTAAGCATAGCGGCATTAACTTCGCGCAGCCTGATAGCCCGAGCGGGTGTACGAAGTTCCCCAAAAAATTCGCCTAGTGTCTGGCCTTCGGCTTTCTTCAAGAAGTTTTGGAAAGCATCCCGCACAGCCTGTTGAGTTGCAGCAGGCGCCCTGTTGAAAGCATCGTATTGGAAGTAGTGACCAATTTCGTGAGCGAGTGCCTCCATTTGTATTTCTGGTGAACGCGTAGTATCCACCATAATAACCACATCTTTGATGCCGGGGTTACTAAAGTAAATGCCCTGCGTAGTAGGTGACTGTGATCCGGCAGTACGTACAAAATTATATCTGCCGTACAACTTGTATTCGTCAGTAAAACCTGGGCGCTCGGCATCCTGTTTTGAAACAAAGATGACATTTGAATTTGTCAACTTCAGTTCTTGGAGAAGCTTCTTGCCATAGTTGACAAGGTTCTTAGGCATGCTTCGGGTGGCAACAATTTGTTCGTTGACAAACGGGCCTGCCGGATTATCTTTGGCAAGCTGCTCCAAGTTAAGGCGGCGCTCCTCAATTTTCTGAACGACGCGAGTAAGGTCTTCAGTGGTCAGGTAGCTCCCAGGAGGAACCCCCGTCGGCTTATTGTTTTTGTCAACAAAGTTGTCAATGCCGAAAGCATATGCTTTTGCATTTGGGTTGTTGCTAACGAAATAGTAGCGGAGGCTGCCGTTATTTTGATCGGGATGCTCGACAATACCTACCTTAGCATCCTGATAAATAATTTCGCCGCCCCTCAGAAAAGGGCGTTTGCCTAAAGCTACAGTGGTGTTGCTTTCGTAGGAGGGCGGCAATTGAGGTGGCGCAATCGGCGGGGCCTTCGGCGCAGGTGCAGCTTTAGGCTTGGCTTTCGGTGCAGGCGGAGGGGGCGCGGCTTTTGGTTGGGGTGCCGGAGCTTGCTTGGGGGCATCCACGTCACGCCACTTTAGGCGCCCGATACCGTCAACCAAACCTAGCTTGGTCGCCTGCTCATTAACAAAGCGCCCTTGTGCTTCTGAGAAGGGTATGTTATTTTCACGGAAAAGCTGCTGCCACTTCTTCCACGACATGACTTCGCGGGGGCTGCGGTTCTGCGTCAGACGTTGCAAAAGTTGCGGACCTTGCACCGGGTCACTAAGAAGCTGCTGAAGCTGGGCAGTACGCTGTAGTTCGGGCGCCCGCGCAATACCTAGCAGCGTTCCAAGCGGGTCTTCGGTGGGGCGGAAACCCGGAGCCGGAGTGACAGTCTCACGCAATTCCGTTTGCCCGCCGGGAGTTGTAACGCCTGCCGGAGCGGTAATGCCAGTGAGTTGCTCGATGCGCCGTGCCTGCTGCCCCGCAAAAGCGTTTTCAATTTCACGCATAAATTGCTGGCGCATCGCAGGGTCTTGCGGCCAAATGTTTTGCAGAGTAGCAGCATTCTGGCTGCCCACTATGTTGATGAGTTCTGGTGAGAGCGCCAGTTCAGGATTGCGGCGGCGTTCAGCAGCCAACTGACTTTGCTTTTCGCGCGTGCCAATGTAGTCGTTGAAGAGATTGGCAACAGTGGGATCGGGGCGATTGCCAAACTTTGCTTGGTAGTCAGTAAGTTCTTGCTGGGTAAGGCCGCGATACTCACCTCCCAGGAACTGGCTGATCTTTTGGAGCGCGGGCACCTCTGTATTAAGGTATTCGCCGCTACCCAAAAATTCACCGACGCGCCTGCCCACTTCTTGTTGCGCGGTTTCAGGAGCCTGACGCACAAGCCCTGCCAAGCCTGGGAACTCTGCGGCACCAGCTTCACCCTCGCGGCGAAGACCACGTTCACCGGGCTGCTGAAGGACACGCCCCTCGCGACGAGCTTTGATAGCTTCGAGAGTTTCGATGTCGCGCCCGGTTACGCCGTAGGTTCCGCGCCCCTCATCGCCTTCAATAAGAAAGCCGTTTCTTTTCAAGGCTTCTAGTTGCTGCTTGACGAAGCCGATTTCTTTTTTGGTGGGAGCGTCAGCTTCAGGGCCGAGGCGCGCCAAAGCTTGGTTGGTGATGTCCTGAGCATTAAAGCTGCCAATGTTCAAGCCTGCTTGAGGGTCCTTAGCTGCTTCCAAAATGCGCTGCATGAACTGAACAGCCTGACCGTCGCGCACTTCACGAACTTGCATTTTGCCTTTTGCGTCCGGTTCTTCAAACGTGCGGATGGCTTTGGTTGCCATGAACTCGCCCAGTTCGTTTTGGCGGATTTTATTTACTTGGTCGCGATAATCTTGCTGCTGATAACGATTTGCCAATATAACAGCACCCTCGTCATCAATATCAAAACGGGGCGCAAACTCCGGCCTGCTTGCAAAGAATTGACGTGCCTCTTCGCCCGTGCTAAAAGGAGTCGGCGCAGGAGGCAACAAAGACGGCTCGGGCGGTTCTGCTTGGACGGGCGCGGTTTCGCCTTCAGCGGGAAGCTGGGGACCGTAGCCTGCGCGACTTTCCAATTCAGCACGGGCACGGGCCGGATCGCGCGCACCACTGACGCCGCCCAGCGCACCACCACCAATGGAACCTAGAGCAGCATCGAGCAAAACCCTGTCAGCACGATTGGCAACATCGAAGTTACCGGAGGCAAGCGCAGCAGTAGTTTCGCGGGCAGCACCGCCAACAGCTTCGCTACCACCTTCGAGGGCAATGCCTGCCAAGGTGCCGCGTGCGGCTGCTGATTGGGCACTGCGATTGCTTATCTGAATTAAGCCTTCAGCAGTTTCACGGCGCAGTGTCCTGCCAAGTGCCCTTGAAATCAAAGCACCTGCGGCGCCACCTTCGCCAGCACCAATGAGACCGCCAACCCCTACAGCCAAACGCCGTGCTGTGTCGGGGTCCACGTTCGGTTCGTTCTTAAGCAAGCCTTCAAGCTCGCTGGTAGAAGATAGCGCGCCCGTAAGAATGGACGTACCCAAGCCGACAGCACCCGCCAAACCTGCGCCCGCGCCCAAGCCCGCTACGCCCAATGCTGCCGCTACAGGCAATGCAACAGAACCCGCGAGCGACCCCGCCGCCGTACCAATAGCAGCAGGAATAGCCTCAGTGGGGCGGCTGACAACCTGACTCAGAAAATCACGGAAGCCTTCAAATCCGCGTGTTTCAAGTGCAGGCTCACCGCTAACGGTCTGGCCCAGGTTACGCAGAGTTTCTTGGCCGGGCAGCCCGACAGTCTCAGCATAAGGCGCCGCACCAGATATTTGTGAGCCTAGCGCGCCTCGTGCCGAACTAACAAAGCTGGAACCCAGGCCCGTTAGTGGGCGACTTTCGTTCCACTTGGCGAAGCCTTCTGGGTCGGATTGCCTGAAGTAATCGCGAGCCTTAGAGATAACTTCGGAACGCTTGTCTTCGGGCGCTTCGATTTCGACAATCTGGCCATTAGGCAGCGGGATTTCAAATAGCGGCATTAGAGCGGGCGACCTGTATTAAAGTCAATACGTGTACGGTTTTCGTTTTGTGCTGGCGCAGCAGCGGCAGCGGGGGCATTCGGATCAGGCCGCTGTTCCCACGGCGCACGAGGACGCGGGTTATTTCGCAGCCACGCCTGCAAATCATTTTGAATACGCGCCTCACGTTGCTCGGGCGACTCAGTAATCGAAGGCGCGGTTGCGCGCAAGCGGCTTTCAAGATTTTCGCGGGACTGCGACCATGCCGCATAGCGGCGCGCTTCAGGGGAGCGTTCTGGATCAACGAAGGATGGACCACCCTCGCCGCCGACGCGAGTAACCCTGCCGCTCTCGTGAACATTGTAAAGATTGCCGTCGGCATCGCGCTGCTGCCCAACTACACGGTCACGCTGTTCTTGATTGGCGCGGCGAGTAGCAGCGTCAGCAGCCCTCACATCAGCTTCGGCTTTCATAAGGGCAGCGCGGGCTTGCCAGCTATCGGGATTTTCTTTATAGCGTTGCTCGGCATCAGCCAAGATAATCTTAGCTTGAGTTTCAGCACTTTTGCGACGTTCTTCGCTGGCACGTGCGTCGAATTGCTGCTGGGCTTGCATGCCTGCGGCCAAGTCGCCAAAGAAGCCATAGCGGCTACGCGGATTCGTTAGCATGCCCGCACCTAGTGCGGCAAGGCGGTCAGCAGTAGACGGTTCCGGGCTTACCATATCGCGGACGCTTTCCCGCAGTGTCTCCAAGAGGGGAGGCCGTTCGGCTGGTGTTTGTGCCGCGCCGGGGGTCACAACAGGAGTAGCAGCAGGAGCCGGGGCTGCCGCTTGACCGGGACGTTGACCTACTGTCTGCTGCCACAATCGACGAAGTTCTTCACGAAAACCAGATTGTGCTTGCGGTGTCGGTTCAGCCATTTGCTTTTGTCCTAGACAGTGCGTGTTGACTAAAGTTAATTTTTATAGACCCAGCGCGCCGCCAAGTTCTTTTAAGTTTTTAATGAACTTAGGACCCTGGTTGATGGCGCCAACAACGGCTGTGAGAGGATTGGCGCCCGGCTGCGAGCCTGCTTGCGAAGTGCCCACGCCCAGGACTTGAGGGCTAAGGCCGAGGGTCTGGCGCAGGGCGGTAATGCCACGCAGCGGGAAGTCACGTTCTTCTTCGTACTGCTGACGGAGGACGTCGAGGTTCGCTTGTTCGCGTGCCTGCTGCAAGCCGCCCGTCTGGAGAAGCGGATTGACCATGCTACCAAAAGCGCCTTGCGTTTGTTGGAGGCCCGTGCCAAGTTGGCCCTGCATCTGAGCGTAGAGCGCGGGGATGTTGGCTTGGTCTTTGCGGAACTGCTCAAGAGCTTGGTTGTAGGCTTTGGCGCGCTCGGCTGCGGTCGTTTCGGCGATGTTGCGCTGGGTGCCACGGCTTAGTTCGGATTCGGCGATGGCTTGGCGGGAACCGCCGAAGGAGCCTGTGCGTGCGGATTGTTGGCCGAGGGCAAGGCGTTCCTTGGCAGCGCGCTCTTCAATGGCCCGGATCATGGGGTCGATGACGCCCTGCGTGTACGGCGACATGTACGCTTGGATGTCGGTCTCAGGCAAAGTAGTGGCCATCTTGCGCGTAGCCGAAATGGCTTCATTCGCGAGGCCCGGTGTAAGACCGCTCAGGCCCCCGGCTTGCTCGGCTAGGGTGCGGGCAGACTCGAAAGCTTGTTGCTGGTCGGGCGTGAACTGAGCGACGCGGGGAATGGCATTGCCTTGCGCGTCGACGTAAGGCTGGTAGGGTTCGGCAGCAAAGCCGCGCGTGCGTGCAAGCAGTTCATCAACGGTGGCCTGCGTATTTGAGGGGAGGGTGGGCGTCGTAGTCTGTGAAGTCTTTTGAGGCCCGATGCCGAACAGAGTTGAAAGCACGCCGCTCATTTCATAGTCCTTTCGAGAATCTTGCCGACGGGCAGGGGACCTGCCTGCTTAGAGGTGCCGGTCTTTTCTTGGCGCACTTGGCGCACTATATCGTAAAGGCGCTTGGCACCAGCGTTGGAGGAGCCGTCGCCCATCATGCTGACCACGTCGGCTGGAATGACGAACTCGCCGTCCGAGAGGGCAGCAGCGCGGCGTCCGTCAATGGAAGTCGGGATCAGGTCATCGAGACCACCGCCCGGCCCGCGCGCCACTTTGCCGCCACCCACCAGAGGAATCAGGCCGCCGCCCGCGAACGCCATCTCCGGCTGGACTTCGTCAAGCGAAAGCTGCGGCATGGAAGGCTGGGACTGATCCAAAGCTCCGTAGTAGTTTGTGTAACTATACGGCATTTCGCCCGGTAAGTCAACCAAGCCGCCTTCCTGATAGCGCACCATTCCGCCCTCCGCGAACAAGCCTCCAAAGAAATCACCGATACTGCCAAAGATGTCACCGAAGACGTCACTAATCCACTCGACACCTTTTTCGATTTGCGTGGAAATCCAGCTAATGCCATCTTGAATGGGGCTTTCATATCCTAGCGCATCGGAAAGAACACTGTCAAGTACAAGGGCCGCGCTAATAAAGGGGCCTGCGCCAGGGATGCCGAGCGCCGCCAAAGCAGATGCGCCCATGTCGACGGCTGCATTAGTCAGTAGGGTCGTAGCAACATTGGCAGCCGACTCGGCAAAACTGTCACCGCTGATGAGCGACGTTATCATGCCCGTGACAGGGTCGCCGCCCAGCCCTATGAAATCTGCTACGTCACTGCTAATGTCGGTGAGTTTGCCAACACCTTCTGCAAGCGCATTGAAAGCTTCGCTGTCAAGACTGTTAGCTATTTCACGGGCAACAGCGTTTACGTCAATGCCAACAGAAGTGTCGCCTTCCCCGCCACCACCAAAGGTCAGAAACTGTGATGCAGCCGACTCGCCCACCAACTTAGAGAGTACGTCCGGTTGACTGATGGCTTCGTAAATGAAGTTGCTGCGAAAATCATCTGGCGAGAAATTCGCCGACATGATGTTGTTGGCATAATAATCATCAGCAAATTTTTGCAGACTGTTTACGAGTTCGGAGTTACCTGCGTTTGCACTTGCAAATTGTGCAAGTTGTTCTGCCGTAAGAGAAGTGGTGGCAGGAGCATTTGTTGCAGTTTGAGTGGGCTGCTTGAAGTAGCGGTCGTATTCGGCTTGGCTGATCTTGGAAGCTTCTTCGCCAGCACGCGCGCCACTGATGATGTTTTGAGCGACCTCGTCAGGAGTGGCACCTGCCGCAAGTTGTGAGCGGAAGTACGACAAGCCTTCTGCGTCGGGCGCGCGATCAAGCAAATCCTCATAGAGTTTGCTGACGGTGTCGGTGTTTTGGGCTGCTTGGATGTCAGCACCTTGAGCGCCGGACACAAGATCACGCAGCAAGTCCGTCGAAGATTTACCAGAAGCAAGCTGTCCGGTCCAATAGTCAAGACCTTCCTGATCGACATCGGTGCGCCCAAACACTTGCTGATAAGCGTTCTTTACGGTCTGTTCGTCAGCGGCTTTACGGCGTGCGGCTTCTATTTCAGCTTCGGTAGGACCAGTTACAACTGAAGTGTCGTTGCCTTCGCCGCCGCTAATAGTATCAATACCGTTGCCGCCACCAATAGTGTCTAGATTAGAGAGGCCACCGTCAATGGTGTCGTTGCCGGTACCACCTTCAACAGTTCCAATGTCAGCTTTGAATTCTCGGTCATCAAAATACTTGCCAACGTCAAAGGTTTTGGCTTTGGTAATGTCTTCGCCTTGGGCGCCCCCAATAAAGTCGCGGACAATGTCTTCGAAAGGACGGTTGCCCTTCTCAATTTCCTTAATCCAATACGCTTCACCTTCTGCATCGGATTCCCGACCAAGAATGTCTTTGTACAGCGACTCGACAAGTTGCTCATTAGCCGACTTGGTAACGGTGTCATTGACATTACCGCCCGAGATGGTATCTACAGTGTTGCCACCCGTTAGCGTATCAACAGTATTTCCGCCAGATATGGTGTCGACAGTGTTGCCGCCCGTGACGGTGTTGGTTACAGTGCCTTCGTCGTCTCGGCGTTGTTTTTTCTTTTCTTTTTCTTCACCACCACCAGAGGAGATCAACTGCATTAGAATTTCGTCAAGATTGTAGTCTTGCTGGTCTTGTTGGTCTTCGGTGGTGGTGCTGGCTGTCGTAGTGGTAACAGCTTGGACGGGCATCTGGTAGCGTTGCGGGGACCAGAACAGATGGCCAGCGGACTCGGTGCCATAGCCTCCGGGCTTGACGTCTTGTTGCGGGCCGTAGTAACCGCGCGTAAATGTAATGTCAGTGAGGCCGGGCTGATAGTCTGGCTTGACTTGGATGCCCGGAAATAGCTGGGCGATTTGTTCGAGACCGCCCGTGAATTGGTCAAATGATATATTGGGAATGGTACGGTTCAGATAGGAGGCAAGATCGGGGGTCTCGGCACCGGAGTCAGCAGTGAGGTTATCCAGACCACCCATGGTATGGTACGTATCTTCGTCGTCGGAATAGGTGGGTTTCTTGCTGGAGAATGTATCGGACATATGTGCCTCGCCTGCTATTATATCACGTAAGGGCAGTAAATTAAAGCTCTCGAACATCGACGAAGTTGCTGGGCTGCAAAGCCAAGAGCAGCTTACCGACGACGTGCGTGAGGGCTGTAACGGATGGACTGTTGACGTCGAGCGTGACCGGGGCGCTGACTGTGCCCTGCACCACAAATAGCGGGCGCGAGCGTCGGCCTAGGTCGAAGAGGTCGCTCTGCTCCAGCACTTTGGTGAGCTTGTTCCAGGCATCGCGGGAGGAGTCGTCCCAGGAGGCGGGCGCGGCTGGCAGGGAGCGGGAGGATATGCGGCGGGTCATCTCAGGCCATCAGCTTCGATGGCAAGGCGGAATTGACCCATGCGCCACGGCACATCCGAGGAGGTGGAGGATTGGATTTGGATGGCGATCTCGCGGCCACGCAAGCGGGTCGAGACCTTTTGGGTGGTGCCTGTTACAGGGAAGGGACCCTTGGTGGTGACATCGCCACCCGGATACTTGCGCGCCTGCAACGAAACCGCGAGGGTGCCGGAGTAAGGAGTGTTGTTGGAAAGGTTGCTGAAGTCGGGCGAGAATTTGTTGGCGAACATGATGCGGTTGCCGTCTTCCATATCGAAGTAGGCGGACTGTAAGTTGGCGCCCATGGCGGAGGTGTCGGCGGTGTAGCCGTACTCTTGGTAGTAGAGGTCGGACGGGGCGGCGTTGATGGCAAGGGGGTATTGGAAAGTGCCGCTGTCTTCCCAGACCGTGCGGGTCATGGTGCCAATAGTCCAGTGCTGCTCGCGCGTATTGTAGATGACGTAGCGGTCGTTCTCGCTATTGGTGCTGGCGGTCGACGGATAGAACCAAATGATCTCGTCGAAGGTGGAATTGGTGCCCGCATAGATTTTTTCGAGGTTGTTGTCGTCGAGATTATCGTATATAAAGCGCAGAACAGTGCAGGGCAGTGGGGCGACCCGACCATTGTACTGATAGAACTGACCGTTGTTTGACATCCAATAGAGGACGCCGCCGTATTCGATTGCCGCATTGCGAGAGATGACGCCACAGTTTTCGCCTGCCGCCGTAAAACCAAAGACGTCGTTGCCGCCAATGTAGGCTTGGATGTATAGGTCGTTGTCGGTCAGGATAGCGGTCTTGTCACCGACGCGATTGACGGCCCGGATTTCGGAACCACGGCTGGGCAGCGGATAGTCGCCCGCATTGTTGATGTTGGAGGGCGTCCAATCCGTGAAGTCTTCTTGGGTACACCACCTGATGAGGAGCGGGTCATAGGAGCCGCTGACGTCGTGCGTACCGTACAGGAGAACGTGCCGGGCTTCAGAGGCGACGCGCACAATCTGATTGACGGAGGGCGCCGCTGTGACGATGGTCATGCGTTCGGTGATGCCTGCGCTTGTGTTCCAATACATGAGGGGGCCTTTGGAAGGAATCGCCATAATGTCGCTGCCCCACAAATCGGCAGACCACAGACGCAAGGGAGCCGGGAAGCTGGCGAGAGATTCGTTCCAGCCGAAGTTGCCGCCCCAAGCGCCCGTACCCCAGCCTCCTTGAAGTTGCGTGGACGTAGTGCCCGCATTGTAGTTGAAGCCTAATGTGACCGAGCCGCCTGTCCCAGCCGAGGTAGCAGCGGCAGTTGTGCCTACGTTGATAGCGAAGCTGTTGGAATCGATGACGCTGGCTTGGAAGGTGGCAGTCGTGGACGCAGGCGAATTGATAAGGATATTGCCACCAATGGTTGTGCCCGCCGAAACTACTTCGACGAGGGTGCCATTGGTAAGGCCGTGCGCCGATACGGAGACGACGACGTTGGTGGAGCCTGCTGTAGTCGAGAGGATGTTGGAGGAGGCGACAGTTGTGACACGGGGCGTGATGTTGTAGAAGGTCGATAGTTCGCTTGAGAAGGCGCCCGCATTGGTGGCAATGAAGGCAGCAGCCTGGCCAAGACGATTGCGAAGGGTATCGAGGAGACGGGGGACGCCGAAGATTTTGCCGTCCTGCGAAGGGTCGATGACGCGCTGCCAACCGCCCATGAGTTCGGGGCGCCCGAAACGGAAGCGGATTTTGTCGGCGTCGGTCCAATAGCTAGTAGCGTCGAGTTGCGTCTTTTCTTTGTAGACGCCGACCTTGAAATTCAGTTCAGTAAGTTTTTGGTCTTGCAGCGATGCTGACATGGTTACTCGATGACACGGATGTCAAGACTGTTGATGGTGCTGACGAGAGCGGACACAGCGGCAAGCTGCGTGTTGATAACTGAGACGGACGCCGAGACCGCCGCGATACGCGCATCAAGCGACGAGGTCAAAGCGGAGACAGCATTGACTTGGACCTGAAGCGCCGACACCGAAGCGGAGACTGCGGCGATGCGTGAGTCAAGAGCGCCGACAAGGCCGTAGCAGGTGGTGGAGGTGCAAATGATGAGTTCG